CTACTCGGGATGAACTCTTCGAGCAGTCGCAAGTGCTATTCAAGCAGGCTCAGGAGATCGCGGTCAACAAGGACGCGACCGCTGAGGAGCTGGAAAAAGGCACGCGGATGTTTGGGGAAGGAAAGGCGCTGCGTGAGCGCAGCGCTATGTTGATGGCCCTAGAGCAGAGGATGGCTGAGACTGCACCAGAAGCGCCGGCGCCCACCGGCAAAGGCGGTTTCAAGAGCTTGGGCAATATGCTTCAGTCGATCTATACCACTACTTTCAGGGCAAGACACGATCCGCGGCTGAAGGTGGCGACTGGAGATCTCGCGCCACAGGATGGCAAGGCTGGATGGGCAACTGAGGGGAAGGATCTCTTGGAGAGCATCGGCGCGTCCGGTGGCTTCCTCATATTCCCCGAGCACCTGACCCGGCTTTTTCAGATGGAGCCGCTTGAGCGGTTGTTCCGCCAGCGGGCGACTGTTCTTCCTATGCGGGCACGCGTAATGCAGGTGCCTGTGCTCGATCAGACTGGTGCCCCAGCTACGGGCAGCTCATACTATGGCGGGGCGCTCGCAAAGTGGACCGAAGAGGCCACAGAAAAAGGCGAATCACAGCCAAAGTTCCGGCAGATGCAGTTGACGGCCCACAAGCTCGTAGCGAAGCATCGGACGAACTGCTGGCCGACAGCGCGATCCCTCTGGAGTCGCTGATTCAGAAGCTCTTTCGGGACACCATCATGAATGAAGAGGAATATGCGTTCATGTTGGGCTCCGGTGCCGGACAGCCACTGGGCGTCATCACCGCCAACACCAGCACGGGCACGGGACCGACCATCGTTGTTCCGCGCGCAGTCGCGGGGCAAATCTCCATCGAGGACGTCTTCGACATCGTGGAGCGCTTCCAGGGGCGTTCACCTATCTGGATCGCGCACCAGAGCGCAATGCGACAGATTCTCGGTCTTAATGGTCCGGCGGCTTCGGGGAATCCGAACTATGTCTGGATCGGCAATGGCCGTGACCAAATGCCCACGACGCTAATGGGATGGCCCGTCTTCTTCGTGGAGAATGCGCAAACTCTGGGCACGATGGGCGATATCGGCCTGTACGACCTGTCAAAATACCTGGTCGGCGATCGGCAGATGGTCACTATCGATGCCAGCAAACACTTCCAATTCCAGAACGACATCACCAGCTGGCGCGCTGTCCATCGCGTGGATGGACGTCCTTGGCTGTCGGCCCCCATCACATATCGTGACGGGACCACGACAGTATCTCCCTTCGTCATCTTGGGCGATGTAGAGGCCAGCTAGGGGGTATGAAATGACTCAGGCTTATACACACCGCTTTACCGAAGTCCATGAGATTCAGGACTTCCTGGTGCCGGCTGTCAAGACGCCGGCGGCCTATACCACGGCCTACGTGGAGCTGGCTAATCACCAGCGCGTTTTCTACATCCTCGCCACCGGCACGATGGTGGCGACCTCAACTGTGGATCTGCAGATCTGGCAGGCTACCGACGCTGCGGGCACTGGTGCCAAGGTGATCGCTGGCAAAGCCATCACGCAGCTTACCCAGGCCGGCGGCGACGGTGACGACATCGTGGGCATCGAGGTGCGCACCGAAGAACTGGACGTTGACGGCGGCTTTGCATTCGTCGCCGCCATCCTCACCGTAGGCACGGCCAACTGTGCGGCGACGTTGATTCCGCTGTATGGCTGCTCCAACTATCCGCCGGTTCCGACTGCTAACTGGACGGAGATCATCGACTAGGTAACTCAGCTGTTGAATTAGGGGGCCGAACACAAACCCGGCCCCCTATGACAAGCGAGAAAAACTATGGGCAGATTCTGGGTTAAGACAATTCGGCCTGTCATCCGCCACGATCTATCGGGCGCCTATCGGCGCTATATGCCCGGTGACTGGTTCGAATGTCACAATCAGGAGCGCCGAAAACTGGCGCGGGATGGTTTCATCGAAGGACATCTGGCCGGTATCTCCGTCAACTTCGCTGAACTAGATGCTGGTGTACTGGCGCTGGGCAGGCGGGTGCCAGAGGATATGTTCGAGCGCTACGGCATCGAATTGCAGCATAGTGACACAATCACACTGCCCTGGGAGCGCACGCTGCTATGGCGCACCGGGACACGGATGACGCCAGAAGGCGCGGCGCTGGGACTAATGCGCATTGACGCCGAAAACTCGTCCTCAGCCTGGGAGATGGCCGCAATGCTCAAGGGTGAGACCCTACTAGTCCGCGACGTGGGCACCGAGCTTGAGCAAAAGCGGACGCTGGAAGCACTGGGCGATTTGCGCCTACCAGTCTACGAGACCGGTGTCCTCTGGGTGCGTCGCACAGAGACGACTGAGGAGGTGATCCGGCTATGGCAATCCGAGGTCGCTGATGGCGCCGATGTGCAACACGCCTTCATCCGCACGATCTACACCCATCCCGTGATCCTCTGTACATTGCCGCCTAACTGGGTAGGGCAATGGATACGGGAGTGATGTATGTCGTCTACGGGCACAAGGCCCATGCCGAGGCTACGCGGAGTATCGCCAGTTTGCGCCGCCATCATAAATGGCCGGTGTTAGTCGTGGGAGATAAGCCTGTCGCCGGGGCTGCCCATCAAATCTTTGGGGATCGGGGCGCGCCGGGGCGCTGGGCAAAGGTGAATCTGGACCGCCTGGCGCCGTGGAAATGGACACTGTTTCTGGACGCTGACACACGCATCCGTGGGGATCTGAGCATCGGCTTCCGGCTACTGGCCGCGGGCTATGATCTGGTGATGGCGCCCAGCCGCGCGCAGCGCAATAAGGGGCTGCAACACTTGAGCCGCGAGGAGCGCCGCGTGACACTGGATGAATTGCCGCTTGATCCGTTGCAGCTCAATACCGGCGTGATGTGGTTCGGGCCGGGCACAGCGCGACTATTCGAGCTATGGCGCGAGGAATGGGAGCGCTGGCAGGACAAGGATCAGGGGGCGCTATTGCGGGCACTGAATCGGCACCCGATTGCTGTGGCGCTGTTGGGCTGGCCATATAATGACCTGCGAGGCGAGGTGGTAGAACACAGATTTGGAGCGTGTGTGTGAGTGCGATTGCAACCATAAGGAGCTGAGATGAGAGTAAGGATAGTAGGGGATAAGGAGTTGCCCGGCGGATTCATGATCGAATCAGAGACAGCGGCAGAAACATTGATGCTTCGTAATTTCAACGCTGACAAACGACCTATCTACATAGCTAACCGCGGCCCAAGCCGCGGGACCCGCTGGTCTATGCTGATTGTCCATCAGCCCCAAGACTGGGAAGATGAGAAAGATAATGTGGATTATGATGAGCGATGCGAGGCGCGCGGCCCATATGTTTGCACAGGCGCTTACACAAACAATGGAATACCGAAATGCGTTTACCAGCGTGCTCATTGTACGCTGCGCCCAGATCACGACGGGCCACACTTAGCGCCAAATGATACGACGTGGACAGACTGACATGGGCGCAACCGCATTACAGTTTGACGGACAATTGGTGACATTCGACGGCTACGACGGTGCCGATCTAGTTGTCAAACGCATCAACGTGTGGCGTGACTATGAAGACCGCGGCAAAGGCACATTCTGCGCGGTGCGCCACGGGCATCACGCCGTACTGCTTGAGCGCAGGGGCGACGGCTGCCGGGTGCGCGTCGATTGGATGGGCATCACACATGAGGGCTGGGTAACGTATTGGTTCCTCAAGGAACTAAAAAGCGAATGGCAATTGAGCCGCCTACTGAAGGCGACGGGATGAAGCCCATCGCCATCATCGTCCCCACCCTGGACAAGAAACGCGGAGAGGCCACCGGCAAATTGGCAGCACTGACGGCGGGCTGTAAGACCCGTGTGATCGTAGTCGCTGGCCCAGAGCGCGGATTCACCAAGACCGTCAACGACGGACTGAAGCAGACGACCAATGAGGACGTGTGCATTCTGAATGATGATATCAGCCGTTTTCAGCACGGCTGGCTGCGGACGCTGCGTAAAGGGCTCTATTCCAGAACGCGCTATGGCATCGTCGGACCCGGTGGCAGGAGCGCGTCGGAATCACGTGAGGGCCATGTGGGCATGCAGGGGATCAAAGTGTGTCATCATCTCTCCTTTTGGTGCGTGCTAATCCGCCGCCAGGTGCTCGATGATGTCGGGCTACTAGACGAGAGGTATATCCACTATTGCAGTGATAATGACTATTGCGACCGTATCCACCGGCGCAAATGGAAATGTGTGTGGATAAAGAGCGTCTACCTGGAACACAAACACCACGGGTCCGGGCTGCGCGGCAAGTGGAAGCAACAGGATCAGCGCCTGTATCAGAAAGTGCGCAACAGGAGAAAATGATGGCAGATGATAGGTGGAAGAACGCTTGTGGCAAAGCCATAATTCCAAGCGAGCGACGCTGGCTGAAGGACACCGCCGCGCAAATGCAGCGCGA